GTTGGATCGGAGATCTAATATGGGATGGTGCGATGAATCAACAACACAACCTCCTGCGAATAAAACCCGCAAGAAGTCTAAACCAAGAAAACTTGGCCATCGTATTGTTGCTCCTCGTCATAGGGAGCGTACAGACTGTGTTCCTGGTATTTTTGCCACTACACATGTCCTGGCTCTTCCTACCGCTTTTGTTGACTACCGCAATGTCTTTTATGGTACTCACTACGAGTCCATGACCGACGTAATTGGTCTTCAACAGAATTGGTTCAATCCCGTATTTCATGAGAAAGTCACTTGGGATCCCTTTAACGTGTATAACGTTACAGCCTCAGGTGATGACGTCCTTACGTTCAGTACAGGTACTGTATCGTTTTTGGACGAGATTCGGCTAAATATGCCAATGCCTCCTGTCGACACAATTGATGATCTCGCGGCCAAAAGCCACGATCACTTCATTACTGCTGTCGACTCGTCTCATTCGCTTCTCAACTTCCTAGTGGAGTTGATTCAAGCGCTTGAGGGTAATCTTAAGAATCTTCAAAAGGCACAATCGCTCATACAAGCAGCGATAAAGGCTTTTCGAGACGCATACGCGAAAGCGTTGCGTGATGGCTTGACCCAAGCTGCCAGTTACTGGCTCGCTTGGAATTTTGCTATCAAACCAACTCTTAAGGATATTAAGGCAATCCTCTGTGCCGTGTCACAATCTCAAAAAAGATTGGACTGGCTCAGAAAACAAAATGGCAAGCCAACGTTTGTCAAATGGGGTGCGAAACATTTCTACACCCCTGACGAGCTTCCGGAGATCATAATTGATTGGTTTCCAGAATATCGCCTTGGAAGAGGCGCGTTGGCAGTTAGCGATTCCTGGATACGGATACGTTGCGTGGACTATTGGATTGATTACAATTCAACCGGTCTAGTTCGCTTCGATATTCCCCCTCAATTTCTCGAGGGAATTCCAGGTCTCGGCACCGTGTGGGCTGCTTACTCGGGTCTCTACAATCCACTCAAAATCATCTGGGAGATCATACCCTTTTCGTGGCTTATCGATTGGTTCATGTCTTATCGAACCAAACTTCAAGCTAAATTAGGCGATTGGTCTCCTTTGAAAGATGCGGAGCTGATTGACTCTGGTCATTCATTTAAATCCAAATCCGAGTGGATCGTAGAACAGACTCGGGATGGCGGCATTTCATGGCTTTTCCTGTCTAAGGTAAAGTATAGTGCCTACATCCGTCATCCAGGCTTGCCTGAAGTTCAGTCAAGTCCCTTCCGTGTACCACTTGAGTGGTACAACGTCTCGATATTGCTTTCACTTGTCCGCCAGTGGTGGACCCGTAGGAGATAGACGCCTACGGCCTTACTTGGGTAGTGTAGCAAGAAGTAACCAAAAGTGTTACTTTACTCGGAAAAATCATGGCCTTTTCAGACCCTCTCTCTCTCAACAACAACGCTGCCGTTGCTAAGTCCTTCAACCGTAAAAGTACGGGTATCGGTGTCAGTGAAGCGATCGAAGCCAGTTCTACTGTCTCTGATCGAACACTGATGAAGATCGCCCATACCAAAGCGGGTAAAGGAGCCGCAGCCGGCACTGTCGTTGATCGTCATTTGCTTCAGTTCCAACGTGCGAAGTTTAATTCTGTCATTGGAGCTGATGAGTTGATGACTATTAACGTAACGCTCACAATTCCTTCGTCCAGTGGACTCACGTCCACTGATACTTATGATCTGTGTGCATACGTTAAGAACTTTCTAACTACAACAGCAAATATCGATCGTCTCGTCCGCGGTGAATCTCAGTAGTCTTGGTGCTATACATATCTGTATAGTTACCTTTATCATTGGATTCATGCTCGGAAGTTGGCATGGTTACATGCTAACGAGATAGTAAGAGTGGGTCCTCGGCCAGTCTGGAAGTCCACCATGAAAAATTATGGGAACTGTAATAGCCAGATTGAGATAATTCTCGGGTTAACCCGAGAAATGTTGCGTGACTTACGCATTCTCGATCCAAGTGTCTACTCGGAACGACAACTCAAGTTAGATACAGCGTATCTTGATAAGAGGTGTAGTTCTGAGGGTCTAGAATTTCTAACAACTACTCTGCCGAAGCTCGGTAAGTGGTTCGACAATTTTCTAGACCAGGGGGTATTCTCTCCTCGTCCCGACGGTTTCAAGCCGTATGATGGGAAGGGGCTGCCTCGCTTTCTAGGCTCTTTTTGGATTCATTTCCAAGTCGAGGACCCTGCTCCACAGCTCGTAAGAGCTATTCGCACGTTCTTGTTTTGTTTTTACAAATTGGAGTTACCTTTTTCTGATGAACAACGATCTACGACTCTGGAAAGATTCGTTAAAATCGATGCTAATCTCGAAG